AGCCATTTAACAACATGGCGAGGAAAGAACTCACGAACCAGACCGTTTGACATCGAGTCAGAAGCAGATGATAGGTCGATAGTGCCAAACCTACCTGTTGATGACCCGAGCCGAGCTAGTTCCCTATTCTTATCAGGTTGACTAGTAAGATCGATACCACAGATCTCACGAAGTCGACCTTTAAGAACGGACTCTATCCCCTTCTGAAATAACATATTCAGAACGGGCTCGGTACATATGGTCCTGCTTATTTCCGTTGTCTTAGGAACAAAAGACAAGCGACTTCCTTGCACTATTTCACTGCCCCTAAACTTCGATCTGATAGACTCAACGTCAGACCAAAGCGGGTCAGAAGAAATAGCCTCCGCATATAACATGTGGAGCGCAGACGATGTAGCTGACATACGACTAGTACCGAGTTTCGAAAGAAAATCGGTACTATAACTTCCGATGTTAGCTCCGTTGCCAAGCCCAAGATGCGAGAATATTTCATCTTTAGAAATATAAAGATGAAGGTTTTCAGCACTTTGGTCTTGCGAATGGAAGAGGCGATAGAGAAAATCCTTCGCCTCACCCATTGCAATTGCTTGAGCTTCGGTAATGCTGGAAGTGTCAAGGAACCAATCACGACATTTCGAGTTAATCGATAAGAATAACTCGAGAGCTTTTGCGTTCGCAGTATCAGCGGGGTTGTCCTCGAATTTCTTCAAGAACGACTTCCGAAGAGCCTGCATAGCAAACTGTCGATGATCGATACCAGGATAGGAATTAAGCGTTCCATTCCAACCAGCATTATACAGATCTACGTCAAGTAGAACCGGTAGATGACTAGCATAATCACGCATAGTAGCCCCAGTCTCACGACGTATAAACCTAGCTTAACTACTCCGAGTGCTCTAGATGATTCCGGTAACGCAGGAATCACCGGCACCAGCAGACTGCTGGCTAAGAGCACCAATGTGAGCAGAAAGAGCTGCCCGAATCTCAGCAGGACTAGCAAGATCGCTGCCAGCAGGTACGTCAATAATTGTCGTAACCTGCATAGTAGCATATGCTTGCCCTGCGAGTGGGAGAACACCCTTACGGGTGATCAGTTTATACGAATTACGTGGGACGTCTTTCACCACGCCTGTGGTAGGATTAGGCTTCCCAAGAACACGGAAGACCTTAGGCCTAACAAAGTTGATAGTGAAGGGTGAGGCAACAGAGTGCGTAGTAACGCCAGTCTGAGTCCCGCCTAGAGCAGTAACGGCGACCTGCTTCCCATTGCTATCGGGAGCAGTATCGGTCGTTAAAGTATAGGTTGGATTCGTCAAACCGGTTTGCGCTGCGCCTGTAATAGGCGACGTTAGGGTAAACGACATTTTCATTACTCCTATATTTCGCTAAAAAGGAATACCTCTATAGCGAAAACGAGGGTTTTGAGGATGTAAGAGTCGACTTTGACCCAAAAGAGCGGCAATGTTACCGAGTTGGCCGTCCGATAGGTTAAATGAGGCAGAAAAGACTGGCAAAGGAACGCCAGAACCTTTCGACCTCTTAATCGTCTTACGGTTGAACTCCCAATTACAACGACTACCACTGACAGAAACTGTCCAGTAAGGTGGAGTATAGTAGGATGTCATATCGGATTGAAGAACGCCAGTCCACCCAAAATATCGGGCAAACGTGCGTTCAGTCCGAACGACATAAACTATATCTGCCGTACTAGTAACGCTGGCAGTGATAACATCACCAATATTGGTGAAGTAGTCGGCGAGAAATGACCAGGGCAACAACTCCCAGGCCGAGGGTATAAACTCTGATGGCGTGAAGCCAAAAAGAGCCATATTATCCCAAGGAGTCATTTCAGCTTTTGCCTTAACTTTGGCTTTATAACGTACGTTCGCTTCGTCCGTTCTTTGTGCTTCAGTCCTGACCAAAAGGCCAGTACCGCACAAAGGGCGCGGACCGTGATCGTACGCCGGGTCTAAGCCACTAGAAAGATCCCAACCACCTTTAAAGCTAGATGTTACCACCTTGCTTTTAGGTTGTTGGTATAACCTTCTATAGGCTTCCGCTGCTGATTTAGCATCAGAAATCAGCGGTAACCAGCCAAAGCTATGCTCAAGCCAGAGCCCACTTAGAGTCTTGGTCCAGTGCTTTGGGTTTGCCCTTTTCTCCTTTTTCAAGGCGGAAAGGTAGCCCTCTGAACTAGTCCACAACGCTTGTGCGGGTCTGCGCAGCATATGCAGGGTTTCACGCAATTCGCCTAAAAACGTAGGGCCGCTAAAAGAAACGGCCACACGTCTAAGCGCTTTGTAAAACTTAGCACGTGCTTTGTTTTCAACATCAAAAATGTTCGACACGAAACCAGGTACTTCGCGGTCAAGCTGTCCGTTATTCTGAACAGCCGCACCGCTAACTACCATCGTGAAGTCCTGTCCTCCTTGGCCCATGCAATGGGCACTAAGGAGAACAGGAGGTACCTTGATAGACTCATATGTAGCGTCTAAATTAGACGTTGCATCCTGGCCATTAGCAATAAGCTCACGCCATTTAGGAACGGCTGAACCAGTACGGAGCTTATGGACAACAACGGTCTTATTACGACCCTGTATCCAAGGAGCACCAACTTGTTCAACACCGTCCCGAATGTCGGAACCTTTGCTAACGGCATTCCAGGAGTATGAACTATCTCTGGTTACCGTCATTTCTTGATGTTAGGTTGCGAGGTTTGCGCAGCCTCCTCAATAGCCAGATCGTGGGCAGCAATCGCCGCCTGGATCTTGGATGTACTGATTGAGTCGACTCCGGAAAACGCGACGTAAGTGCCGAGGCCAAAACTACTGGCAGCGGCACAAACCGCCAGCGTCTTCTTGAAGAGATCCAAAACAGTACTCCTGGTTATGAGGGAATAGAAACAGACCGGAAAGAGCCAAATGCTATCAACTCGATAGCTCATGCTTTCGCATGACCGGGATAGAATCCCAGAAGAGGCCCTTAG